TCACGCTCGCCACTCCACGCCGACGCCATAATACGGCGCATACTCCACCTTGAACCCCTCAAACGTGTTGAGGTCGGCCGCTGCCCATCGCTCCTCCGCATCGTCATACGGCACGCACTCGGCGGCACGTCCTGCAACATATGCGTGCCAGTTGCCGACCAGCACGACGAGGGTCGGCTCGGGAAACCCCAGGCTACGCTTGCGTGCGCGAGCCGCGAGGGCCTTGCCTATCTCGTGGCGAATGTCGTCGAGGATCACGTCGGCCGTTCCCATATCAGCGGCTCTTGATCGTCGGGCACCCGTGACTTGCCGCGCGCCATCGGATGCTTTGGGCGCCCGTCCGCCGTAGTGCCTAAGCAAATCAAGTCGAGGTCGATCGCCGCGTCGAGAAAAGGCCCGGACGCAAACGCCGACCCGAGGGCGCCCCAAGCCACTAGAACCGGCGTCTCTTGCCTAGCGGCAATGTCGAGCGCGGCCGCCCACGCTTCGGGCTGCGCGTCGCCGAAGGCTTGGCGTTCGCAGCCCTGCAATTCGGTCGGGTCGGAAGTCCGCAGCGAGTAGAGATTGACCACGAGAATACCGCCATAGCCCCAACGCGTCGCCCATTTGCAGAGGCGTGAGATTGTCGGATCGTCGCGGTTCGCGTCGGCCGTGCTGGGATTGAACATGCAGACGACGAGGATCGGCCGCGTGCGGTCCCATATCCGGGCCAGCCAGTATCGGTGCGCTCGATCGTCGGACATTACCGCCAGCTTGGGGGCGGTTAAGTGGAACGGGCCGTAAGTCATGGTCGCACGTCGATTGCGTAGACCTCGACCGGATCGGGGCCGAAGTGGGGATGCGTGATTGTCTCGACCTCTGGCACCCGCCAAGGCCGGGTTAGCCGGGTGATCCCTCCAATGCCGCCGCCGCTGGGATAGCCGCGCGTGAGAACGACCCGATCATAGGTCCGCCCCTTGATCCGCTGGCGCCAATAGTCGGTTACGAGGCGATACTCGAACGGCTTGTCGCCTGCCTTGATCGCGTCGAAATATTCGCCCTTGAGGGGGAGATATAGGACCTTCACGATTGCTCCTCCCGCTTTTCGCGCCACTCGCGCCCGTACCTAACCCCTTTGGCGAATTGCCTACTCGAACGGCTCCTCGGCGGATATGGGTCGCGCATAGGCGACGCCGCCTTGCCGACCGCGACGCCGACTCTCCATGGCGTTGCGCGACCCCATTCCTCGCGCGCGGCGGCTTTTGCGTCCTCGAATGTCATCCTCGACCCTCCAATTTGCGCGCCATTTCCAGCGCCCTACGTGCCCTCGAAACGGCCGGGGCGGCGGTCACGATCCGGCGCGGCTTGGGTGGCTCCCCCTGGCGCGCGAGCGTGCAAAGCTCGTCGGCCCGACGGTTGAACGGCGCGTGAGGGCATGTCGAGGTCAATTTCTGATGCCCTTTGACGTGCGCGCCCTTGACCTTCACACCGGCGAGCGCGGCCATGTCCAGAACCTTGCCGACCGCGTCACGATGCCGGGCCTGTTTCTCGCGCTTCATCGGCGTGGCCCCGTTCAACTTCGCGACCGCGTCTTGATTGTCGCAGAACAATTTGACCTCGTCGCCCCGCTGGATCGCGCCGGCCCGGAGCATCGAATGGAGACCGTTCGCCATCGCGCGCAGTTCGGCCGCCGTCGTGTCCTTGAGATCCTCGCGCATCCGGCCGCACCGCTCGACGCGCTCTCGACCTTTCGGCGCGCAGACGGCGCCCCAGGTCGCGACGCCGTTGCGAACGCCTGCATCGGTATAGAGGTTCACTTTCACCGGCGCACGCTAGGCGATGGCACGCACTCAAAGCATGGCGCGCTAAATCGGCTTTCCTCGGCCTCGGCCCCGCACAATGGGCAGAAACCAGGCGGGACCGATGGCCGCGAGGGCCTGGCGGGGCGTGTCGGACCTCCGAACTCGTGAAAAGGCCGACTGTAGTTCGCGCGCTGGACCGCCTCGGCCATCGCCGCGAACGCGTCGGCCAAGTTGTCGGCGCTGGCCCGGTGCAAGTCGAGGTCGATATCGAACGACCCGTTCCGCATCCCGCCCGATGGCAGCGTGCGCTTGCGGCCCGGAATGTCGAAGTCGTCGAGGTCAAGACCGTGCCGCTCGCATATCGCCTTGCCGCGCCCGATAGCCGCCTCGCGCTCGCCGTCGTGCGTGGTCGACCGTGCCACCGCGAAACATGCGTCGGCGCGCTTGCGTGGTGTTTTCGTTATTCCCATTGCCCGTGCCCCGCCGTGATTGGGGTTGTGTCGTGATGCAACTCGCAGCCCCATTCGATCGGCTTGTCGGGGTCGTTCGTATAGACGCCGTTAATCGCGGGAGCGCCGCACGTATCGCAGAGCTTGTGCTTCATCGGCGAGCGGCCATCGTGGCGCTTGCGCGGAGGCCCTCGCAACGTGCCCCCGCGTTGGGATTGCTTGATCGCCTTGCAGCGTTTTGAGCAGAACCGAGCCCAGCCACGCGCGCGATCGGCAACCCTAGCGACGAACCTCGCCTTGCAGCGCTCGCACGCGACCTCGACCGTCCGGCCGCTCATTTGCCGCCATCCGCAGCGTTAAGAGCCGCCGCGATGCGCTCGGCGTCCTCGAAAAAGAAGCACTCGCACACCGCCTCGCAATCATCTTTGTATTGCTGGCCGCCGATCATGTGAGGCTTGGTCGTGTCGACGACCGTCGCCTCGAAACAGCAATGCGAGCTTTGCGACCCGCGCCTCGCTTCAAACCGCATCACTTGCGCCCCCCAATGCTGCCCAAGCTATCCGGCATTGCAGCCCTGCGCCGCGTGTTTGGGCGCTCTCCGTTAGCCACCTTGAAATCGCCGCGCCGGATCGCGCGAAGTGTGGCCTCGAACCGGGGGTCGTCGCGATCATATCCCAGGCTCACGACAGCAGCCCCAACAGCACCGCCAGCCAGAACACGGCGAGGACGGGAACGGCAGCGCGCCAGAATCGGGCGCGGTATTCGTGGCGATCCATGGTCATTCCCCTACGCGGCGAGCGAGCGCGCAAACGTCGCTCCAGTTGCGGGACAAGGCGCGGCCGATCGCATAGACCGAGGCACCGGCGGCGAGGCTCACGAGAGCGGCGGCGAGAAAGTCGATCATGCTGGGTTCCTTTCGTCTTGGAGAAGTTGCTCGACGATGACGCGGCCCCGTGCCGTAAGCGAAAACATCGTCCAAAGGTCGAGCCCGAAACGGCGGGACTTGCGATCCGCCAGCCCCTCGCGCGCCAACATCGCCAGGGCGTCCGCGCGCCGGCCGTGGGCTCGATCGCTGCGAATGCCGACGACGCCAACGTCGCGGAGCTGATGCAGAGCCCCGAGGCGATGACTCCGGCTCACGCGCAGGACCGCAGCGGATAGGAGCGCAGGCGGGCCGCGTGATGCCGAGCCAAGATGCGAGCGAGCCGTTTGCGCTCGGCCCAGGCGACGACGTGCGCGGCCGGCTCAAGCTGGAAATAGGAGCGCTCCTCAAGCGTCATATGACGGGGGTCCATATCGGTTCCTTTCGGCGGGGCGGGCGGCTGGATCGCCCGCCCGTGAGGTTCAGGCGGTGCGCTGGCGGGGGTGGCCGGTGCTGTTGCGGCCGAGGCCAATTTTCTTAGCCAGTTCGCGGCGTCTCTCGGCATAGTTCGGGGCGACCATGGGATAGTCGGCGGGCAGGTTCCACCGCGCGCGATACTCGTCGGGCGTCATGGCGTAGTGCGTCGCAAGGTGCCGCTTTAGCATCTTGAGCTTTTTGCCGTCCTCCAGGCACACGATGTAATCCGGCTTCACACTGGCGCGGATCGAGACGGCGGGCTCCGGCGCGACTTCGGCCGGCGCTTCCGGCTCGCCGCACTTCGCGAGCGCGGCATAGGTCGAGGCGATGCAGTCGGCGACCTCGTGCGGCGCCAGCGTGACAGACGAGACAATCGCCGTCGTCATCTTGAGAATTTCCATATCGGGCATGTCGTGTTCTCCATGTTGACCGCAGCGGCCATCGTCGGGGCGGGTGGCTGGACCGTCCCTCGGGGGGCGCTGCTACCCCTAAAGTTTCAGGCTTTGTCGGACGGCGACGAGGAACCCCTCGGCTTGCCCGAGCGTGATCGCGTTACCCGCTCCCCGCAGGAGGCCCACGCGGTTGCGAAAGGTCCCAGCATCAACCAGAGGGAATGTGCCGGGCTCAACTGGCCGCCACTTTTCGTCGCGGCATCGGAGCCAATCAGCAGCGCCCCACAGTCCGTTAGTCGGGCCGGGCCGCTCCATACCTCGGGAAGAGTTATGCCCGATCCAGCCACCGGCTTGCCCATCAACGCTTCGGTCTTGCGCAGATAGTCCGAATTGCCCGCCTGATTGTAAGTCGCCGTCGCTGATGATCCCGCCATCGGAGTGCATGGCCAGCTCGCCAGCGTTGCCACCCTCGGCAACTGATCGAGCCGGGTCCGCGTCGATCCGTCCGGGTTCGTGCCGGTCGTCGCCATGCCGGGCGAGTCCTTCCAATTGCGCGCCGATGCGGTCGGCCAGCCGCTTAGCGGGGCGGCGCTTTGGTCGGGATGGGCCGCGAGAGAGACGGCTTGCGTGAGACTCATCGAGCCCAATCCCTTGCCGGGATATTTCTCGTATTCCGTCGCCTTGCGGCGCTCCCAATTCTCCAGCGTCTCGCCCTGCCCCGAGAGGCGCGGAGTGGGCCACCCAATAATTGCGGGATCGCTTGTGCGGCGCGCCGAAGCCGCAAGCGACGGTTTCAATCGCCCCGAAGGCAAAGCCCGTTGCTTCCATGTCAGATTGAACAAGGTCGAGCCAAGTGTCGCCGTCGCGGCCTGCAACTTGCTCGCCAACGACGATTGAAGGACGGCACTGTTCGATAAGGAAGTGAAACGCGGGCCACAGGTGCCGCTCGTCAGCAAACCCGCTTCCTTTGCCTGCCGCGCTGAAAGGCTGGCAAGGGCAGGAACCGGACCATAGGGGCGCATCGTCGTCCCATCCTGCGCGTCGGGCTGCGAGGCTCCAGACGCCGATACCGGCGAAGAAGTGGCATTGCCGAAAAGGTCTAAGTTCATCGGGGGTAACGTCCTCTATGCTGCGCTCGTCAACTTCACCGGGAGCAATCAAGCCGTCGCGGATCAACTCGCGCAGCCAAGCAGCGGCGAACGGATCGTGTTCGTTATAGTATGCGGTCACAGCGAGGCCGACGCCTCAAGCACCGCGCGCGCTACCGCGTCGGCATCTGGCGCGCCTAGCGTTGCCTCGGAAAAGACCGAAAGCGTGCCGTGACGACCGTTCCCGTTTATAGCACGAACCTCGACTTCCTCGCTGCCATCCAGCCAGCGAATGACCGTGACACGCTTGCCGTCGTGGCGCGTGTCAAAATGGTGGATGACGATTTCGCCAGCGCGGCCGAGCCACGTCGCGCGCTTTGGCTTTGTAATGGTGACGGGAGCGGGCATTCGAGGTTCCTTTTGCGCGTCTTGCGCAAAACCAATGCGCTTGGCCGGGCCGCATGGCAAGCCTGTTTTTGCGCACGATGCGCAAAAAGTGATAGCCGCAACGAACCTCTCCGGCACGCGCTCGCCTTTCAGCCTTTCGGCCCTCGCGCGCGAGGGATAGTTTCTGGACATGGCAGATACATGGATCGAAGCATTTCGGGGCGGCACGCGGGCGAGCCGTGGCATTTCGGCCGCGCAACTCGCGGAGGTTGTCGACGACGATTTCGACGCCAACCCGCGCGGGCTTTGCTTCGGCCACCCCAAGAGCGACGACCCGGCAGCGGGCCGGATCACTGGCGCGAAGCTGGACGGCAACAAGCTGTTGGTGAAGGTCTCCGACCTGGCAACGGCCGCCGTTGACGGGATCAAAACCGGCAAGTGGCTCAATCGGAGCGCCGCGTTCTTCGATCCCGACCACGAGGCGAACCCGCGCCCCGGCAAGTGGACGCTCCGGCACGTCGGCCTCCTCGGCGCATCGGCTCCCGGCATCCCCGGGATGCAGCCGCTGCGCAAAGCCTTGGCGTTCGACGCCGACGGCGGATTGATCGCGGAGGATGAACCCGCCGACGCCGTGATCTACGCTCCGCCTCCCACCCACACAGTTTACGATTTCAGCACCGGAGAAACCCCGAAAATGGCCGACCGTACCCCCGAAGAAATCGCCGCCGAGGAAAAGCGGATCAAGGACGCGCAGGACGCGCTTGACCGTCGCGAACAGGAGTTCGCCGCGCGCGAGACGCGCCAGTTCGAGGCAGGCAACACGACGCTGATCGACGGCCTTGTCGCAAGCGGCAAGGTTCTCCCGGCC